TGGATTGTTGGGCAGCCCGACTGATGGCTTTTATATTTCAAAAGCAGATGTCATGTGGCTGTACAACAGTTATGACAACGAAGAAAAATTGGCGCAAATCTTCTTGGATTGCACCATTGACATTCCAGCTTAATACAAGACAATTGTTCAACCTTTAAAGGATATTCAAATGGCCTTACCAAACAAAGTCTTGCCCGGTTTTAGCGCAGTTCTTTACGCGCAACCAACTTCTACGCCTACTCCTTTGACTACTGCACAGTTGTCCTTGGTCGCTAGCGTTGCCCCTCTTGCCGTTAGTGGCAACATCATTCCTGTCGAGGCAATTCCCGCTTTCGGTCAAGACGATGCTGTTGCTAGTTTCGGTGTTGCTGGATCGCGTCAATCTGACAAGATTCCTGTGCAAGCTGCTCCTACCAGCATGACCATTACTGCTGCTTGGAACCCTGCCGACACTAACTTGTTGCTGATGCGTGCTGACGCCTATTCTGGCGTAATTGACCGCACTTTCGTGATCTCAGCTACCGATGGCACAAACATCGTTTATTACGCCTTTAACGGGCGTGTGGGCCAGTTCCAAGTTGATTCTGCTCCCGGTGCTGAAGCCAAGGCTACATTTACGATTCATCCCCGTGGCAACCAATACGGTTGGTCTAACAACGCTTAAGGAGTTGACATGGCTATCCCTGCAAAAGTTCTTCCCGGTTTTAGCGCATCGCTTTGGATGCAATCGGCTGCGACTCCAACTCCTTTGACAACGGCTAACTTGTCAGTTTGGGCTGCTCAAGTAACCACTATCGTGGGTACTGTGGCTAACGGTACTGGCGCTGCTGGTGTTGCTGTTCCTGTTGAGGCTATCCCTGCATTTGGTATGGATGATGCTGTGGCAAGTTTCGGTGTGGCTGGTTCTCGTCAAAGCGACAAGATTCCTGTTCAGGCCGCGCCTACTAGCATGACTATTACCGCTGCTTGGAACCCTGCTGATACAGCGTTGCTTCAGATTCGTTCTGACGCTTACTCTGGTGTTGTTGACCGCACTTTCGTGGTTGCAGCAGTTGAAGGCACAAACACCATCGCTTATGCTTTCAATGGTCGCGTTGGTCAATTCCAAATTGACTCTTCACCGGGCGCTGAAGCAAAATGCACTTTCACTGTTCATCCGCGAGGCAACCAGTACGGCTGGTCGAACAACTGATGAAAGTCACTGACGCAATTGAAACGATTGTGACCAGCTACGGCGACATTGAAGTTGTTGCCCGTAGCTTGGCAGTTGATGCTAATGAACTGGCACAAGCCTCCGCACAACCTGACACAGCAGAAGCCATCGCTTTGGCTTTGCTGAAGAAGTACAACATGACTGCTCCCGTGGTGGTCATTGAAGAAGTAGTAGAAGAAGTAGCACCAGAAACAACAGAGTAAAAATACATGATAGTAAAAGACAGCAACGACCTTCTGAATTTCCTTGTAGCCCAATCCGATTCGTCAAAGAATTGGTTTGGGTTTACACAGCAACGCATCACTGCAATTGCTTTGGCGCATGACATTGCAAGGTATCACGCTGATAAAATGACTCCAAATGAAGTGGTGGATTTCGCCATCAATTTGAACGAAGCCATTTATCACAAGATCATCAAATCCAAATAACCGCTTGAAAGTTTGACATGGGTGTCTCTATCAAACTTGAAGGTATTGGCGATGTGGACAAGGCGCTTAAAGCCTTAGAGCAAGAGTTTGGCGACAAGATGGCGCGAAGCAAAGTGCTTATCCCTGCGGTCAGAGAAGCACTCAAACCTGTGCTTACACAAGCAAAAGCAAACGCTCCTAAAGATTCTGGTGATTTGGAAAAATCATTAGTTATTGAAGCGCGGCGACCAACACGGCGAGACAAGCGAAGCAAATATGTTACGCAAACCGATACCGTGATTGCAGCAGTTACAACGGCATCTGGCAAAAAACTTGCAAAAATGGGTATCAAAAGCGATGCCCGTGCTATTGCTCAAGAGTTTGGAACTGCAAGTCACCCGGCGCAACCTTATTTGCGTACTGCGTTAGAATCAAACGCTCAAACAACCGTTAACAGTTTGGCAAGCATTCTTGCGCGGCGCATTGAGCAATTCAACACTAAATACAGCAAAGGATAAAACATGAGCAGACTATCAACAACGCTTGGTGAAAAGTACCAAAGCAAACGAGCAGCAATTTTTACACGGACTTTTGAACTTGGTGGTCACACATTCAAAGTCCATATCCCGGCAGTCGCAGAAGCAGATGCCATTTATCAAAAGGTAATGAACCCGCCTTCTGAGGTGATTGATGCCTTGTATGCCAAGATGGTTGAGCCGTTGTTGACATTCAAAGACAGTGCAAGCCCAGAAGATGAAGTTGAATATCTGGATGATGACGTTATTGTCAAAGGTCGGTCAATGCGCGAAGCCGCAAAAAACAAAGCCATGACCGAGGCAAAGATTACCGAGTACATCAAGCTGTTGGTTCCTGAAAATCCAGAGAACACAATGGATGATATTACCTACGAAGATGTTGAAGCGGAATTTCCATTGCCGATTCAATTGTCTTTGATTGAAAAAATTGCCGAAGTTATTAGCCCGTCTTACAAGGAAAGTCGGGGAAACTGATTGGCTCGTTAAGGACTCAGGTGGAATGCGCCATGATCTTTAACGGGCATACTCACGATACTTTGGCTCAGATTGATGAAGTCAGTATGTCGCAAATCATGACGATGTATGCTGACGGTGTTGTTGGTAACTTTCAAATTTTGACAGTGCTTGGTCAACTGACTGCTGGTGTGTTTAACTACATCCGACCAGCTAACAGTCCAGACTATAAACTTGCCAAAATACTGGGTGTTGCCTATGATTACATCATTCCTCCCGCCAGTCCAGAAATGCAAAAACAAGCCGTAAATAATGCGCTTAAAACCTTCATGATGACTGCGCCGGGCTACAAAGAAGATTTGTTTAAGGCTCAAAATGGCTAATTTTATTGGAAGACTTGGCGTCTTGTTGGGCTTGGACAGCGCAGAATTTACGCGAGGTCTTGAAAAAGCAAACAAGCAATTAGATGCCTTTGTTGATAAAGCAAAGATAACTGCCACCGTTGGCGCTACTGCCTTTGCTGCAATGGCTTATCAAGCCATGCAATTAGCGGATGAAATTGTTGACACTGCCAAGGCCAATGATGTTGCTGTTGATAGCGTTTTAAAACTCCGCAACGCTTTGGCGTTAAGTGGCGGCGAAGCAGAAAGCGCGGGGAGGCTGTATGCGTCTTTTACTTCCAACATTGACAAAGCCGCAGAAGGTTCTTACGAAACGCAAAAAACTTTAAAAACGCTTGGCGTTTCATTAGGTGATTTGCGGTCAATGAATATTGACCAGTTGTTTACCAAGACTGTTGAAAGTTTGGCAAACATGGATGACCCATTAACGCGAAACGCCAAAGCAATGGAGTTGTTTGGCAAGGCGGCTAAAGGCGTTGACTTTGTTGCGTTGAATGAGGAACTTAAAACTGGTGCTGGTGTTACCGAGGCGCAAGCCAAAGCAATTGAAGATGCTGCGGCGGCATATGACTCATTGGCAAAAGCGGGGCGCGACTTTAGCGTCATGCTTGCATCTGAACTTGGCCCAAGCATCAAAGCCACGCTTGACTATATTGGTAGCATGAAGAGCGAGTTTGATATAACTGGCAAAGTTTTTAAGACGGTATTTCAAACAATTGTTGTTATTGGTTCTGATGTTGCCTTTGTAATCAAAGGTATTGTCAATGAAATGGCGGCACTGTTTAGATTTGCTGATGATCTGGTTAACAAAAATCTTGCAACAGCTACTGCAAATTACAGCGCCTATTTCAAAAAAGCAGTTGAAGGCCGTGAAGAATTAGACAAATTCCAAGCAAGAATATTAGACGATACTGGTGGGCCAACAAGACGCTCAGATTTTAAAAATAAACCAGATGGCCCTAATCGTAATGTTGTTGCGGGTCTTAGTCCTGAAGATAAAAAGCGTCTACAAGAAGCTGAAGCTGCCAAGAAAAAAGCGGCTATGGAGGCAGAGGCTTTAGAGAAAAAAATGCAAGCATTGGTAATGAAAGGCTTTGCAGAAGAACAGCGCGAGCGTGAAGAAACAAGCCGATTGTTAGCCGAGCAAAATACAGAATTTCAACTTGGCGACAAAGCGCAACGCACAAGGCAAAACCTTGCAGAGCGAGAATTTAACCGAGCGCAAGAGATGCTTCAATTGGTTCACGCTGGTCGCCAGATGCGTGGAGAAGATTTGCAATTGCTTCAAGAAACTAAAGAAATTGAATGGCGGCGCTTAGACGCTCGTAAGGCAATTAACGAAGACGATAAATTGTCCCGTGAAGGCAGGGAAGCGGCGTTGTTGCGTGAAAACGAATTGGCAGAAAAGGCACTTGATCTAGCAAGACAGCGCAACCAACTGGCAAAGCAAGTTCGTGAAGGCACTTTGTCTGAAGGCTTCTTTAACGCAATGGAAACAATGAGTCGAAATGCGTCAACGCAATTTGAGCAAGGGCAACAAGTATTTCAGTCTGTTATGGGCAACATGGAAGCGGCTCTTGGCAACTTTGTTAGAACAGGCAAATTGTCGTTTAAAGATTTGGCGCGAAGCATCATTCAAGACATCATTGCAATTCAAATGAAGGCAGCAGCAACAAAAATGCTTGGTTCTTTGTTCAGTGGTTTTGGTGGTGGCGGTGGCACAACAATGTCTCAATTTGAATATGCAATGGTTAGCGGTTTTGCGGATGGTGGCGATCCACCTGTTGGAAAAGCAAGTATTGTTGGAGAGCGTGGGCCTGAGTTGTTTGTGCCAAAAACAGCGGGAACAATTATTCCAAATCACGCATTAGGCAACATGGGCGGCACAACCAATGTGACCAACAACTACATCAACGCCATTGATGCCAAGTCGTTTGAGAACAGGTTATTGGAAAGCAGCAATACAATCTGGGCTGGCTATCAGTATGCGAACAAGCAGCTTGCATCGAACGGGAGAAGGGCATGAGTTTTCAAACCATCTTTGACATACAACAATCCATGACGGTGAACAACCGCCGCATGGTTGGTCAGCAAGTTGCAAGGTCGGGGTATATCACGGTTGCTCAGTACCTGACATCCGTTCCTTGGGTGTTTACAATTACACCGCACAGCTACCTGTACTATCCACAAGTGCGCGGAATCATTCAAGCAATTGACAACAAAGACCGTCAATTGCCTGAAACGATTACTTTTAACACCGCCAATTTGGATTGGTTTACACAAAAGCTAGGCAGTGCCACAACAGCGACTCTGAACGGCACTCCCGCCGCCAACACGCAGACCCTCAATTTGACCTCTAATGGCACTTTTAAGGCTGGCGATTTCATCATGGTAGGCGGGTATACCTACAAGGTCACGGCAGACTCTGCTGGCTCTGTAGTCAACATTCACCGACCTTTGATTGGTACACCTTCATCTGGCGCTACTGTGTCAATTGGAAACGCTTGCACATTTACTGTTGTAGCAGAAAAGTGCCCGACATATACTCTAAACCCAATGACAGATGGCGCATTTGTCCAATGGGATGATGCGTTTGTTTTTAGGGAGTACATCACATGACAACAATGGCGGCTCTGAGTGGGCCACAAATTAGACACGCTGAGTTTGTAAAGTTAACGGTTGGCACTGCCGAAACTGTCTATACATTTTGCAACGCCGCAGCCCCAATTACTGTTGGAGGGAATACTTTTACGAATTTGGGCGCTTTGCTTGGTGTGGGTGATGTGCAACGCGATATGCGCTCTACCAGCGATGACATGACCATTGCTTTGACGGGTATTGACCCTACAAACATTGCATTGATTTTGAGCAGCGACATTAAAGGTTCGTTGGTTGAAATTTGGCGCGGGTTCTTTGACTCAAACAACCAAATCATCACTACGCCCACATTGCAGTTTTTCAAACGCTATCAGGGCATCATCAACAGCGTATCCATTACAGAAGATTTTAATTCTGAGTCTCGTATTCGGATTGCTACTTGCTCTATTTCTTGTTCGTCAATGCGGCGCATTTTGGAGAACAGGCTTGGCGGCGTAAAGACAAACCAATCAAGCTGGCAGTTTTTGTATCCCAACGATTTGAGTATGAGTCGAGTGGCTACGATCACCAACACTTACTTTGACTTTGGCAAGCCACCGCAAACTGGAGGAGTTGCGGCTGCGGCTTCCATCATGGGTCAGGCGCTTATTGAGCAATCTAATTCTGCGGCTAATGACGGGCCATAAATGATAAGACTAGCAACAAGATATGACATTCCAAGGCTATTGGAAATCGTAGAAGCGTATGCCTACGAAAACCCGATACAGACACTTGGGAAAACAGAGCATCACAACCCAAAGTATGTTGAGCAATTGTTGTTCAGCATTATCCTTGGAAAAGGGTTTATCTTGATTGACAATCATATGCGTGGCGCTTTGATTGCTGTCAAACAAAACAACATTTGGTCGCCTGATGTAAAGGAACTCCATGAGTTGCTTTGGTGGGTGGAGCCAGAACACAGGAATGGGTCTGTTGGTGGCCGCCTGTGGAAAGAGTTTGACAAGATAGGAACGGAAATGCTTTCGCGGGGCGATGTTGATTTTGTTATCACATCTGTTAGCGCAAAAGGCCCGTTAATTGATTACACAAAGCGCAACTACAAAGCTGTCGGCGCAAGTTTCGTAAAGGAATAGACATGGTTGGAACAATGATTGCCACCGCTATTGGCGGCTCTTTAGTAACGGCTGGCGCGGTTGCTGGTACATTCGTTTTGACAACAGCGGGAATGGCTGTGGCTTTTGCCATTAACTTTGCTGTTTCAACGATTATGTCTCGCGTTTTTGGTCAAGACCAACAAGGCCCGCAAGACATGGGGACTCGCCAACAAGTGCCGCCATCAAGCACTAATGCAATTCCAATTGTGTATGGTGATGCTTATCTTGGTGGAACTTTTGTTGATGCTGTACTGACTGAAGATCAGCAAGCAATGTACTATGTCTTGGCTGTGTCTTGCGTCAGCCCAAATGGACAGTTCTTTTACGATGTCACAAATTTCTATTACGGCGATAGGCTTGTAACTTTCCAATCTGGAGGTTCTTGCATTAGCGTCAAGGTTAAGAATGGCGGCACAGGATACGCAGTTGGTAATGTATTAACTGTTGCTGGTGGCACTCCTACAACACCAATTCAACTTACTGTTTCTCAAGTATCTGGTGGCGTAATCACTGCTGTAACCATTACAAATGCTGGCTCTTACGCTTTTGGCTCAACACCAAACAACCCTGCACAAGTCACTGGTGGAAGCGGCACAGGAGCATCTTTTATCCTTGGCTACACATCTTCTGGTCACGCTGTACAAGCCTTGACGGATGAAGCAGGGAACATTGAAACAAAGGTGTTTGGGTATATCTATATCAACCTTTACAAATCAAGTGATGCTGGCGTTATCACGGCATTCAATTGCGATGCGCCGAATGTCGTAATGGGTGGCACTGACATTGACGCTGATTTGCGTTGGCCTTCTACTGGTCGGCAAATGAACGGTTTGGCTTTTGCAATTGTGAAGTTAAATTACAGTCAAGACGCTGGCACAACAAGTCTTTCCCCTGTTACATTTGCCGCCAATCATTATTTGTATGGCACTGGTGTAGCAAAGCCCGGTCATGTTTGGTATGACTACATCACCAATGCGGCATACGGTGGCGCTGTTGACCCTGCTTTTGTTGATGCTGATTCTGGTACTGCGCTCAACACATATTCTGATGCGTTGATTACATTTGAAACCTTTACCGGGGCTGCTGCAACACAAGCGAGATACCGAATGAATGGTGTGCTTGATGCTGGTCAAACAGTGTTGAGCAACCTTGACAAGATAATGACTTGCTGTGACTCTTGGATGGCTTACAACGCCGCTAAAGGGCAATGGTCTGTTGTTATTAACAAAGCTGATGCTGTTTCATATGCGTTTGACGATGACAACATTATTGGAGAAATTCGCGTTAGTGCTACTGACATCACGCAATCCGTCAACATCATTGAAGCCAAGTTCCCTGACAAAGGCTCAAGAGATCAAGCTAACTTTGTCAACATTGCAACGCCAAGTATTTTGCGTTATCCCAATGAGCCAGATAACAAGTACAGCGTCACATACGATATGTGCAATGATTCTGTTCAAGCGCAGTATCTTGCCAATCGCGTTCTTGAGCAAGCCCGTGAAGACCTGATTGTCAGTTTCAGCACAACCTACTACGGTATTCAAGTTGACGCTGGCTCAATTGTTAGCGTGACCAATTCTGATTACGGCTGGACAAACAAATTGTTCCGTGTGGTAAAGGTAAACGAAGCATCTTTGCCTGATGGCGGTCTTGGCGCAAAGCTGGAGATGAACGAATACAGCGCGGCTGTGTACGATGATTTCAATGTCAAGCAATACAAGCCTGTACCCAACAGCGGATTGGCTTCACCTACTTTCTTCAGTGCTTTGTCAGCGCCCACTGTTGTTGGTTATCCTTCAGCAACTCCCGCATACTTTGATGTAACCGTTACGATTCCAACGACAGGTCGGGTCACTAACGCACAGTTGTTCTTTACAACAAATCCAACGCCAACACCAACAGATTGGAGTTTGTTGGCGGCGGCAACATCATCTGACACACAACCAATTACAAATGGCTCGACTTATGTGTTTTCCAATCTGATGTTAAGTCAAGACACATATTATTTTGCTTTCAATGTATCTAACGAAGTTGGCAAAACGGCACTAAGCCCTATCAGCACAGCATTTGTTTGGGCGCCAAGTTCAAACCCATCTTTGTTTGTTGACATTTCTGGCGTTACAACTTTCACCAAGACAACCGCCAATGTCTACACGCCAGCAACTGCTACGCTGACCGCTATCACTGAGAATGTGACCGCGCCAACTTATGCTTGGGCGATTACTGGCGCTACGCCGACAACGGGGGCGGCATCCTCAATTACGATTACGCCTAATGCGGCGGCAACAAGCGTGGTTGCTCAATTGACAGTCAACGGAACAAACTTGACTGCGCCAGTTGTTAAGTCGGTCACGATGGCAATCAATATCCAAGCTGACAAATATGCAACTGCGTATTTGTACCAGTGGAGTACAGCGATACCCGGCAACCCTTCAGGCACATCAACCTATACATGGGCAACTGGCGCAAGCAGCGCATACACGGGCGGCAACGGTTGGCTGGTAGCCCCCGGCTCAAACCCCGGCACACCATTGATCCGCTTGTATGTTGCATCCAAAGAGGTTGTAGACATTTCAACCGATACAACCACAAGTGTTAGTTGGACAAGCGGTTATTCTATTTCTGATGGTTCACAGAACGGCGCAAACGGCATCCAGACAGCAGAGGCTATTGTTTATCGCTGGTCGCTTACTGCACCAACAATCAGTGGCACATCAACCTACACATGGGCAACTGGCGCTGTTTCCTCACCTCCTACTGGATGGTTCACCACAATCAGCGACACAGGAACTGCTAACCAAACTTTGTGGGCGGCAAAAGTTAGCCTGACTGATTCTGTTGTTAACACAACAACAAGCGTGAATTGGGCAACCGCTTCTATTGTTCCTTTTGGATATGTAGGGACAACTGGCGCTGTTTCAAAAACCGCATACACGGCGACAAATGCGACTTTGAGTTCTTCACCATCTGTATATATAGTTGTTGGAGACAGCTTGCCTGAAATCAACTCTTGGAACGGCACACCTATTAAGACCGTCAAAGTTGCGACTACCGCAAACCTTGCAAGCCTTTCTGGATTGTTAACTGTTGATGGTGTAGTGTTGGTGGCGGGTGATCGGGTTTTGGTAAAGAACCAAACACTGTCTCAAAACAATGGCATCTATGTTGCGGCGGCAACAGCTTGGTCAAGATCAGTTGATGCAAACACATGGGCTGAATTTATTGGCCTACAAGTATTTGTTTCAAACGGAACAGTAAATGACCTGACTTACTGGCAAAGCAACGCAACTGCTGGTGGAACACTTGGCACAACACCAATCGCATTTACAACACTTTCAATTACGCCAATTGTTTGGACTCTAGAAACTCCAACATTAACAACTGGACAACAAGTATGGCAAAGTGATGGCGTTTATAACCCAACAAACGATCAAACAATTTGGGAAGTCCCTTATTTAAGCAGTTTGAAGGTTGGCAACTTGGCAGCTATTTCCACCAACACGGGCAACCTGACTGTTAGTGGCAACTTTCAAGCAAACAATGCCGCGATTAGCGGAACCACAATGACGGGTTCTGGTGGCATCCTTTACCCAACAGGCAACTTTGCTTTTGGTAACAGCACCACCAACATCACATACAACGGCACGGCTCTTACATTGAATGGCCCTGTTGTTGCTGTTGACTCATTGAAAAGCAATACATCTGGCACTTTCAATACAAACGGGTCTTTTGGACTTGGTGTGGGTTCATCAATTGGTGGCAATCAAGCGGCTGGCGCATTTTCCTCATCTAGTTTTACTTTGGGCGGTTTGCTTGCTGCCAACACTGCGGGAGGTCTTGCTTTTGGTGCTGGCACAACAGCAACAGATGTAAACGGTTCTGCTGTTTTTGCTGTTGGTTATGGCAATAGTACATTCTCCACATACAGAACGCGAGGACTTATTGGAACTGGTGAATCTGCTGGTATTTTTCAGACAGGCGGCGCAAACACCATCCAAACCGCAGTAACTGCTGAAATCCGATTGGCACGATACACGGGTGGCGTGTCTTATGCGTATTACATTCTGAGTGGTTCAGCGTTTCCATTTACTGCTGGTCACGATGGTTTGCAATTGCTGACTGAAACATTGCCCGAAGTTGGGGACATCATGGTCGATGTCCAATTGATTGCTGCTGATAGCATTGAAAACAGCATTACACAAATGTCGCCAAGTTCATCTGCCAATCAAGTAGGTGCAATTGGTGTGTTTATCGGTGTATCTGGTGCTGAGTTTGTCCCTGCTTCACTTGGAATGTTTGTTCCAGACGCACAAGGCGCATTGACAGATTTTGTGCTTAAACCTGAGTACGCCAACATTTACGACACCTATCGCCCAATTGCTGTAAACGCTATTGGTGAAGGCAAGATCAATGTCTGCAATCAAGGCGGTGATATTGCTATTGGTGATTTGCTCGTATGCTCTGATGTTCTTGGCAAAGGCATGAAGCAAGCAGACGATATTTGCCGTAGCTATACTGTAGCCAAAGCGCGAGAAAATGTGACTTTTACTGGCCCAACTGATATACGGCAGATTGCTTGTATCTACATGGGCGGTTAAAATAACGCAAAAGACAAGACAATCGTACCCCTGTGAGTACATAGGGGGCGTTACCACCTGAGTACAGGGAACTGTCATGCCAGTCTTTAGCCAAAATGTCATCACCCAAGTTTCGGGTTTTGACAATCCACTCATCACGGGTGAACTTGTTTACGACCAAAAAACCTATTGGAATCTTGCGCTTAAATCAACCGCAACACTTCCAAGCACTCCTATCAATTTGACGGGCGCAACCATTAGCGCACAGATTGTTAGGCGCACTGTGAGTAACCTTCAGGACACCCGAACGGGATTGTCTTTTGATATTGGCAACTACACGCCAACTCCAACTACAGTAACTTTGACGATTGCCAATCGCGTTGATGCTGCTGGCACTTTTACACTTGTTCTGGATGACAGCGCATGGTCTGTCATTGCTGGCGACCCTGAGTTGGCAATCAACAAGGTTGACCCTGTTTGTTTCAGTGGTCGAATCAAAGTCAGCTTTCCCGCTTCAGGTGGAACGCCGCAAGATGATTTGATTATCTTCCTCATGTTCCTTGTCCGTTCTGACGGCGTTATCAACATCAGTTAAGGAATAGTCATGGGGCCAATACAAGTAGTCGTTACAGACGCAAACAACCTCACCCTTGAGGTCACGCCAACAGCCGAAACATCAATTGTTCTTGACCGTGGTGTAGCAGGGCCAACGGGCATGGTGTGGGAAGGCAATTGGTCAAGCGCAACCTATTACAGCGTCAATGACGCTGTGTACTATGCCGCTGGCAATGCCTCGTACATTTGCATCTTGGGAAATACAAACCAAGTGCCGACAAACGCAACCTATTGGGAGTTGCTTGTCTCTGGTGCGGGCAATGTAACTGGTGCGGCATCGTCAACAGATAACGCTGTAGTTCGTTTTGATGGCACTACAGGAAAGCTGATTCAAAACAGCTTGATGACAATTGCAGACGATGGCACAACCGTTGTTAACAGTAGTAGTTCCACAAATGCTTTTCGTGTTACACACACAGGCACGGGAAACGCATTTTTGGTTGAAGACGCCGCAACTATTGATTCAACTCCGTTTGTGATTGATGCGGGTGGTCGAGTATCTATTGGTTCTACAGCCGCCGTAACTTATTCAACTGTTTCTTCAGTTAATCCAGCTTTGCAAGTAAACGCCGCAGGATCAACGGCAATTGGTCTTTCACGCTTTAGCGCAAACAATTCTGGAAACAATTTTTGGTTTCTTAAATCTCGTGGCACAACTATTGGTGCGTTTGATCCTGTTGTTAACGGCGATACGCTTGGTGGAATTGGTTGGTTTGGCGCTGATGGAACTAGTGGTATCTTTGCTGCAACAATTTCCGCAGTTGTAGATGGCACTCCCGGCCAAACCGCTGGAACTTTTACCATTGGTTTGTCCTACAATATTTTGACGATTGGCACAACTGACTTTACTTTGATTGGGGCGGCAAGCAACACAGTTGGTTTGACTTTTACAGCAACTGGCGCGGGTACTGGTACAGGTACTGCAACTCTTACAACTGGCGATATGCCCAGTCGGTTGGTGTTCAGCACAACACCTGATGGCTCTGGTACGCCTGTTGAAGCTATGCGTATTGGTAGCACTGGCGCAATTGGCTTTAACTCAATCACGACTCTTGGCGGGTCAAGTGGGCGCTTCCGTTTTGGCGGGAACATCACTGGCAATACTGGTTCAACTGGTGTTCTTTATACGCCAACAATTCAATCTGATGTTACAACCAGCGCAACCGTATTTGTTTCGCAACCATCTACTGTAGATGCGGCATTTACCCTTGGTACTTTGTCCCACTTTTTGGCAGCTCAATCAACAATTACGGGTGGCTCAAGGACTGCGCCAACAAACCAAGTTGGTTTCCAAGTCAATTCAAGTTTGACCGGGGCCACTAACAATTTTGGATATAGGGGTGAAATTGCTGCTGGCACAGGTCGCTGGAATTTGTATATGTCCGGCACTGCCGACAACTACTTGGCTGGAAGCCTTGGCATTGGCGTTGTTTCGCCAACTGCGCCTCTTGATGTAAATGGCTCAATCCTATCTCGCGCAAGTGGTGGTGAAGGCGGTCAAATTTCCTTTAACAATCCAGATAATGCAAGCATTGGTTTTTCTATAGATGTTGCATCCGCTGATACCGCACGAATTTTCCAGACACGAAACAACAGTGTGATGAACATTGGGCAGCTTACTGGCACTGGTGGCATTGTTACTTTTTCTACGGCTGCTGCCGAACGGATGCGTATTGACGCCAGCGGTAATGTGGGTATTGGAACAAATACTCCCGACAGCAAATTGGATGTAGTTGGCGACATAACTCTTAGCACTTCAAGTAGCAAAATTGTTGGTGACTCTGTTACTTTCCAAGCTAACACTGCAAACGCTGGAACAACCGTTCAAGTAAGTCCAAACGGCACTGGTAATTTTTCAGCTTTAGATGTTAAAAACGGAAGTGGTTTTCATTTCACTAGGTTTTCGTTTGGCGTTCAAAGTTCTGGCACTGGATATATTTCTGGTGATTTTAGCGGGTCAAGTTTTTATGGGCCTTTCCATTTAACCTTGGCTGGCGGCACTGGTGGAATGTATTGGGACATAGACGGCAATGCTGGCCTTGGCACAACATCACCAACCACACTCTCTAATTTGCGTGGTCTTTCTATAAACGCCACCAGTGGCGGTTTTGTTGAATTTCTTGCGGCATCAACATCTGTTGGCAAGGTTTTGACAGATGCAAACGGGTTGCAAGTAACTTCAGTTGCCGCCAAGCCAATAATCCTGAAAACAAACGACACAGACCGTGTAACCATTGATTCTGCTGGTAGCACCTACATTGAAACAGGCAACCTGTGGCAATACGCTCCAACGCCAACATCAAAAGCGGCAGTGGCAACATTGACTGCGGCTGAATTGTTTACGGGCATCTTGAACACCACAGGTACAACCTACACCGTGACTGTTCCAACTGGCACAAACATTGATGCGTTCTATCCACAAGTGCCAGCAGTCAATATTGGTTTTGATTTTTACATCATTAACACAGCAACAGGAACAATCACTATTGCTGTAAACACTGGTGTAACGGCGCTTGGCGCTTTGACTATCCCCACGGCTACATCAGCAATGTTCCGCTTCCGCAGAACTGCCGCCAACACATATGTGATGTACCGTTTGCGTTAAACAAAATTTTTAACACTTTGAGAAAATCATGAACACAATTGACGCAACAGATGCAAGACTGTCCACACACGAACAAGTTTGCGCTTTTCGTTACGAACAAATTAACGCACGGCTAAAACGGCTGGAAAGCATTATCGTAACGGCGGCAGGGGTAATGATTATGTCTATGGCTGGCGTGATCTTTTCTGCCATGTGGCTTACAAAATGAAAGACTTTGCCGAGGCTTTTGTCGCGGCAATTCTCATTGTCGGTATTGTCATTTGGACTGCCAAGGTTTTGTTTGAGGTGTTGCGATGATTGCTGAACTTGCTGCTGCAAATGCTGCTTATGCGGTCATCAAATCTGCTTTGGCAAATGGCAAGGAGTTGTCTGCACTTGGTTCAAAACTGTTTGAATACTTTGACAACAAAGCCAAGATTCAGGAAAAAGCCACACAAAAAGGTGGCGGCTCAGACCTTGAAGAATTTATGGCGCTGGAGCAACTCAAGCAACAAGAAGAACATTTGCGCGAATCTATGGTCTACGCTGGCAGGGCGGGTATGTGGGAGGATTGGGTAAAGTTTCAAGCCCAAGCTGCAAGGCGCAGACGAGAGCAAAAAGAAGCTGCTGTTCGCGCCGTATCTTTGCGTAAAAGACGAGCAGAGCAGTTTGTTGAATACATGGCGGTTGGTATTGCAACAGTCGTTCTTGCTGCTCTTATGGTTTACGGCATGGTGCTGTATGTAAAGTATTTACGATGAAAGGTATATATGGATTGGCTTAGACAAATTGCACCAACTATTGCCACAGCTATGGGTGGCCCATTGGCGGGTATGGCTGTATCGGCTATCTCAAAAGCTATTGGCGTTGACCCTGAAAAAGTCAGTGACATGATTGCTGGCAACAAATTGACAGCAGATCAAATTGCTCAAGTCAAGATTGCTGAGATTGAGTTGCAAAAGCAAGCGCAAGAACTTGGCCTTAACTTTGAAAAATTGGAAGTTGAAGACCGCAAGTCAGCGCGAGAGATGCAAGCCGCCACCAGAAGCATGATGCCACCATTGTTGGCTGGCGCGGTGACTCTTGGTTTCTTTGGCATCTTAATGATGATGTTCATTGGTCGTGTTGACAGCAACAATCCCGCTATCTTGATGATGCTTGGCAGTTTGGGTACAGCTTGGACAGGCATCATTGCTTACTATTTTGGCTCGTCTGCTGGCTCACAAGCCAAGACAGAGATGTTGTCAAAAGCGCCCGCTATCAAGTAAGGAATATAAATGAAACACAACTTTGCCGAAGCACTGCAAAAACTGCTTGCCCATGAAGGCGGTTTTGTAAATCATCCAGCAGACCCCGGTGGCATGACCAACTTGGGTGTAACCAAAGCTGTTTGGGAAGAATGGGTCGGTCATCCTGTTGATGAAAAGCAAATGAGGGCTTTGCTCCCTGCTACTGTTGCTCCGTTGTATCGTGCAAAGTATTGGGACAAAATCAAAGGCGATGAATTGCCAACTGGTGTTGACTATGTTGTGTTTGATGCCGCTGTCAATTCAGGGCCGGGAAGGGCCGCAAAGTGGCTACAAGCCTGTGTTGGCGTTGAGCCTGATGGTGGCATAGGCCCAAAGACTTTAGCGGCTGTAGCGACTTTTGACGCAAGCCAATTGATTGAAGACTATGCCAAGCGCCGCCTGTCCTTTTTGATGGACTTGCAGCATTGGGACACTTTTGGCAAGGGATGGGGCCGCAGGGTTGCAGAAGTGCAAAAAACTGGTTTAGACATGGCTTAATGTCATAACCTATTCACAATTGACGATTTCAATACGCTCATGATAAAGCGTGTTGATATTCGCAAGCAATCTGTGCAAGACAAATTGTCTGCACTTCAAAAAACTTGCCTTCCTTATGACAGCCCTGTTGACACAAATTTTGGATGTTGGTGGGTTGCTTCTGAGAATGGCAAGGATATTGGCTTTGCGGGTCTTGTGCGTACCGTTAGTTGGGTTGATTGCGGTTATTTGTGCCGTGCTGGTGTTGTACCTGATTCTCGCGGAAAAGGGCTACAGAAACAATTTATTCGCATCCGCATCCGACAAGCAAAAACTCTTGGGTGGAAATGGCTCGTAACCGACACTAGATTTAATCCCGCCTCCGCAAACAGCTTGATTGCTTGCGGATTCAAAATGTTTGAACCAACAAAGCCGTGGGGGTGCAAAGACACTCTGTATTGGCGTAGGAAGCTGTAATGTCACATCCAATCCATTCAGACGGTCAAGTTATCAGCGCAATAGAAAACAGCAAATCAATGACCGAAGCAAGCAGATTGCTGAACCTTGATATATCTGCTCTGTATAAACGGCGCAAACGGATTGAAAGCAAGACCAAAACTCCACTTCATTGCTTGTCAGACAATCCAAAAACTGAGCGCAGACTTGCGACCATTACTCACCCTAAAGCACAGAACCTTGGTATCCTAAACGGTACTGTTATCATTTTTTCAGACGCACACTTTTGGCCGGGTATCCACAGCACGGCTTTTCATGGCTTGTTGTGGGCAATTCGTGATCTCAAACCAACAGCAGTGATAGCAAACGGGGACATCTTTGATGGCGCTGGCATTTCTCGTCATCCCCGTATTGGATGGGCCAAAGCACCTTCAGTGATGGAAGAACTCAAGGCTTGTACCTTGGCGATGGGATTGATTGAAGAAGCCGCTAAAGAAGCCCGTCACAATGTCAAACTGATGTGGCCTTTGGGCAACCATGATGCTAGGTTTGAAACATTTCTGGCGGCTAATGCTCCTCAATATGAGCATATCAAAGGCTTTAGCTTAAAAGACCATTTTCCAGATTGGGAGCCATGTTGGGCAGTTTGGTTGAATGATTCAACAATTGTCAAACATCGTTTCAAGGGCGGCATTCATGCCACGCACAACAACACCATGTGGTCAGGCAAGAACATCATTACTGGTCATCTACATAGTCTGAAGGTCACGCCATACAGCGACTATAACGGGGTACGCTACGGCATTGATACAGGGACACTGGCAGAGCCTTATGGCCCTCAATTTGAGGATTACACCGAGCAAGGCCCGTTGAACTGGCGCTCTGGCTTTGCTGTGCTGACTTTTGTAAATGGCAAGCTGTTGCTGCCTGAGTTGGTAACAACACACAGCCCCGACTCCATTGAGTTCCGAGGCCGTGTGATTGCAGTCACATAAACAACAATATTTTTTATTGGACAGACTGACCAGACATGGTTTCTTCTACAGTCTCGTCTTCTTCATCGTCAATGGCGCTGAATTCGTAGCACTGAACCCAACCTTCAGCTTCTTGAAATTCAATAAAGTCCTTGAGGATTTCAATCACATCAAAGTCGTTTGTTTCGATCTTGACAGTGCCATCACCCATCCAACCAATATCCACTTCAAACTTGTACATGATTGCTCCTAATGCAGCAAAATCGCCGCACTTGCTATCCTATAAGCTAAAAATGACAATTAAATGTCTGGACTTTTCCCGTACTCAAGTTCAAGCAACAACTCCAAGTAGTGAATGGCTTTGCGGATGTCAGCCTCGCCATTCTTTTCCTTGTGCCGGGTGACATACTTCACCACATTCGCCTCGCAAAAGCCAAGTCCGTTTGCGTGGATGTAGACAATAGGCTGGATGCCCTTGTCCTTGTAGTGACTGCCATTCACTTGTTTGTCAAGGGCAGAAGTCGTAAGGTCAAAAATCATTACGACTCCTTGACGAACACGCCATTGGGCATCAATATGCCTTTTCGGTGTTGGATTTGCCCGTAAGCAACTTTCATGCAATCTACAAGGTTAATGTTTTGTAGAGCGCAATAATTAACAAGGCAGACCATGACATCACCAACACTGTCAACAATATTTTCACGGTCTTTTTTGATGGTGGCATCTGCCAGTTCACCAAGTTCAGACATTGCTTTTAGCAACTGTATGTCGGGCGTGCTGTTTGGGATGATTTTTCGAGCCTCTGCCCAACGGATAATTTCCATTTCAACTTGTGAGTAACTCATGCTTTCCACTCTCTTTCATTGCGTCCAGAATTGGACTTTACTTTGTTGCCTGTTAACTGGATAAGACCCAACACCTTCATCTCATTCAAGCGTCTTGCAACTTGGTTGCTTTCAAGGCCAGTGATGAGCGCAATGCCATCTTTGCCAAGCGCACCATTGGATTGCAAGCACTCAAGAATGATTTTGTAATGTTTGGCAGAGACTTCTTTGATGCTGTCTGCCGCCTCAAACGATGTAATGGGGTCTTCCTTCCTGACCCTTGGGAAAAGGTCTAAAGGATTGCCACCAAAAAAATCTGCGAGTTTCATGTCTTGTCCTTGTAGGTGGGCCTACTCGCTGCGTCCGGGGGAATGTTTTTATAACTCTCCCGGCATCCGCTTTTGGCCCGTTAATCAATAGCAGTTGGTTGTGCAATTACTGCCGTAGCAGCAAGTAGTGCAAGTGACCATACGACCATTCATCATGTATGTGTGCGTGGTGCAACTAGCCCATGTCATTGTGGCGAGGGTGGCAAGGTAAACGCCAATGATTGCTTTTTTCATGTCAGTTCCTTAAAAGGGTACATCATCATCAAGTTCTACGGCGGGGCGCTTGGGGCTGGAAGCCTGTTTAACAGGTTTATCTTCCTTTACCTTGACCGACAGACTCATAAACTTTTTGCCTGTCTTGTCGCTCGTTTTGAGCCATCCTGAAACCCACATATCAACGCCGTTGACATTGAGGCTACCTTTGTAGTCGGGATGGTTGTCTTGTTGCTTGTCATCATTCTTGAAGATGGCGCCGCGATTGGTGTTGTCGTATTGCATATTTATTCCTTTGACTTTTTAATTGCCGAACGAGTCTTGCTGTCAAGCAATGACCACAATCCGACCTTTTGATCAGCTTCAAGATTCTCAGAATCAAGCCGTTGGAGGGCTTGCTTTGGGTTTCCTTCTGCCACATTAGCAATTAACTCAATTGCTAATTCTTGAAGGTACTGCATTTCCTCTGGAGGAATGGTGTCTGCAATACCTTGTGATGGGGTGATGATGATTTTTTTATCTTCAACAGGCTTTGATGAATCCAGTGCATCATGTTCAACAATCTCAAGCGCGGCAACCCACAAGTATCTGCGGATGTAGGTCTGCACAGCGCCCAAGTTCTGCACTGGATGACAGCCTTTAAGATTGGCCTCCGACATGGGAGACTCAATCACAATCATTTCTTCTGGCTTGTCAATGTTGATGATTCGCATATCTGCTGACTCTTTGCCAAAGCTGATGATGCTGGTCAGGCCGACTTTTTCAAAGATGCTTAGAGCCGGGACAATAAAATCGCCAAGTTCAAAGTATTTGTAGCCAGCAAACTTGTTATGGCCTGATTTTTTGAGTTCAATGCCGTGGAACATTTGACGGGCGACATTGAGTTTTTGATATACATTCATTTTGATTCCTTCAAATATTCTTGAGTTGTTTTATCAAGATCATTAAATTCAAGAAAGTGGTTTTCTTGACAGCAAGATTGTTTGTCTGCTCGTTCTTCAAGGCAGTACGCACAGAACTCAACCCCATCGTAGTCATTCATGATATTTTGCTTACGGGTTTGGACAGAAGCCACTTTTCACCAAGCTGGTGAACGGATCGCGCCCATTTGAGTTGATAGCTACGGATGACATCTGGTGACGCATCGTATGTTTGAAACAATTGCCGTGCGTGGCGTAAAAGTGTTGTGTTCATTTGAACTCCTGTCTTGTTGAGCCTCAATCTTATTCCTCAACAAATAAAAAAACATTAGGACAAACCCTAACTTCAAAACAATAAATTTTGAACTTTTACGGTTTTTCCCGCATCATATTTTTTGGATTCTCCTTTGGGGTATGGCAAAATTTTGTATCTTAATGACTCTAAAAGTTTTTTCTTTTGTTGTTTGCTACCAACAAAAAAAACATACCTGTGTTTTGAACTTCTGTGAACTCTGTTTGTTGAATCGCCTTTATTGTGGCGGCTATGCTTGCCATCATCCGAAGCCATGTCGGTGCGTTCTTTGGTTGTGCCAGTAAAAAAGAAATTTGTTGCTTGGTATATGTAACCAACATGGCCCATTGCGGTATCAGCATAGCTGACAACAATTGTTGGGTTTGGCAACATTTTCAAACTTTTGCTAACCAAAAAAGATGCGGCATTTTTTAATCCGTCATTGATACAAAGCCGATTTAATTCAAGCACCAAAGATTTGTTTTCAGGCCCACAAACACCAATACACAAAAAAGGTGATGCTGGCATTCCGTAAGTGCAGACTCCAACAAGTTCATTGTTCTCATACAAACCAAACGCATAACTTATTGATGGAATACGCTTGGCATAGTGTTTTTCAAGTAGCCAAGGTTCTACTTCATAAGATTGAATTGGCAAGACAATCATTGTCAATTGTTTTTGATAATTGCAACATGGCAGTAGCCTTTGCTTTCGCAATAAAGTTGCAACTCAATTGCTTGTTGATGTGTAAGAAATTTTGATTTTTTAAGATCGCTATCATTTGCAATGCGGTACTCAACTTGAAATTTTTTTGCGTTGTTCATATCAACTCCTGTCTTGTTAAGACTCAATTTTATGGCCCAAAAACAAAAAAAACATTAGGACAAACCCTAATAGACAAGCGGGTGAACAATGATACGCTTCAAAGCATGACTACACCAGACCAACACGAAACAGACGCAGCTTGGGAACTTTGCATTGATACATTGCAAGCAGTTCGCAAGTACAATTTTGACCCCGGCGACTTTGAGGCGGCATCTGTTGCCCTGCTTTGCCGTGCCATTGAATTAACCACCAAGAAAGAAGTTGAAATATGCTACAAGAAAAACAGTTCTTTTTAAGTTGCTTGCAATACGGGCCTCTGGACATCCGCAAGATTTCCAACAGGATGAGAGACAGGTTTGATACATCGCCAGCAGCAGTCAAAGATATTTTGTTGTCAGAGGGGTACATTGAGTTGTCGCACAGCAAGCGTGAAGGGCAAACCCAAAAGATGAACCATTACTACAAGCTGACAAAGAAAAAGTTGCAACTTGCAACCAAAAAGGTTGTTCCAGTATCAACAGTATGGGAAGACGGAACGCCAAAGTCGCAAGGCAATGCGTTTGATTGGTCTTCACAAAAGTGTTCCATGTTCAGCAAGGCAGAGATTGCCCACATGAACCAGAAGTATCACAACAACAACCCTATTACGCTTTACAGCAGGGCTTGATTGGTGGTATAGTTTTATGAAACCCGGCTACCGAGGAAGTCATGAGCCTCGGGAAAAGTGAACTCCCCACCTGCCGTGCGTTTCTTTCTGGGAGATCTGCGGAGTTGCTTCAATGCACTACTATCAATTTCATGTAAGCGATTACATTCACGACACTGCTCATTTAAGTCTTGAAGAGGATTTGGCATTTCGCCGACTTTTAGACCTGTATTACACACAGGAAAAGCCTATCCCAAACAGAACCCATGAGGTTGCCAGACGCATTCGTATGCCGAAGCATGAGCATTGCGTTCAAATTGTTTTGGAAGAATTTTTCATGTTTGACATGAGCAACGATTGTTGGACTCACAAGCGATGTGACGAGACTATTTTTGCTTATCAGGCGAAAGCTGAGAGAAACAGAGAGATAGGTAAACTTGGTGGGAGGCCAAAAGCTAACCATCAGGAAACCCAGATGGTTTCCAACAAGAACCCTAACCAAGAACCATTAACCATTAACCAAGAACCAAAGAAGAAAGCAACTGCCGTTGCTTGCCCACCTGATGTTGGTTTACAAGAATGGGAAGATTGGTTGTCACTAAGGAAGGCAAAAAAAGCACCTGTGACTGAAACTGTTTTGAAGTCTGCAAGAAAAGAAGCCGAAAAAGCCGGGATTTCTTTCAACGCATTTCTGACAATATGGTGCGCTAGAGGTTCACAAGGGCTTGAGGCTGATTGGCTCAAGTCGCATGAGAGGCAATCCTTTGCTCAACAAGCTGCTGACATTGCTCGATCAACAGTCCCTGCCCAAAACACTGGCCCTGACCCTGTACTGCTCAAAATTGAGGCAGACCGAAAAAATGCCGCGCCTATGCCAGCGCACATCCGTCAACAAATCAACCAAGTATTGAGAAAAGTATGAACGAGACACAAATTAGAAAAATTGCTCATGATGTTGGGCTTCCAAAAAAAATGGAAAACAACTGGGAACTTTTGGCTAAATTTGCAGAAATGTATATTGAGCAAGAATATGTACAGCGTGGGTGGGTGACATCTGGAAGCGTGTTTTCATTTTTGAGAAGACCAGATTTGAAAACAACACCTTTGCACAAAAACCAAACCAAGGTAGCAAAATATCCAGCATTTTTTAAGAAATCTGATTTGCATAAAGTGTTTCCTAAAGAGGATTTCAAATGACTCGTAGCTACGCACTCAAACGGCTTCTTGAGCATGGCGCACTAAAACGCGCAGAGATTGTTGAAATCACTGGCTGGACAAAAGAAAATGTTCACTCTGTTTTGCAATACCTTGCCGAAATTGAAGCAATTAAGCGTGAAAACGGCAAATGGAAGTTGGCATGATGACACGCAAAGCAGTCAGCAATCAAAGTGACCGATACATGATTGAACTTGGCGAAGCGCGGGTTCTGTACAGAACTTACGAGTCAACAGGTCAAAAGGTTCTTACGCCAGTTCGCATTGAATGGCTTGAGAGAAAGTACGGGACAGGCTCAGTTGCCCGTATCCGTGAATACATGAAGAAACTTCAAGACGGAGAATTGGAATGAACTGGCCCTTTCCACCGCCATCTGGCCCAATACCTTGGACACGCAAGCAAATCCAAGAATACGAAAAGCAAAAGCGTGAAGACGCAGGGGATGCTTTGCTATGAGGTACGCCTTAAGAGTAGACGCAAACCAAGCGCAGATTGTTTCTGCACTTAGAACAGCAGGGGCGTATGTGTGGATCATTGGCCTACCTGTTGACCTTCTTGTCGGCTACAACAACCTCACTTACTTGGTTGAAATAAAAGATGGCCCTAGCAAGCGTTTAACGAGGCTACAGCAAGACTTTTTTGGGAAATGGTCAGGTGGTACTCTGTGCCGAATTGATGGCCCTGAAGCCGCTTTACGCATGATTGGGGTTGGCAATGACACCTGACATGAAAAGCCGGGAACAGGAACGGCTTTACTACGCCATTATCAACAAAATTGCCAAGCAGTCTCAGCTTCACGGTAGCCGCTGGTCAACAGAGTCTTGGAAGCGATACCTGATTGACCAATGGGCGCATGAAAACGGCGAATCATCATCTGTCAGCAAAGTGATGCCAAGCATTGATGGTCTGCGGGTAGTCCAGTTGGGGTTGCAAAGCAGAAGGTTTACTAAAGAGCAAGCCGTTAGCTTTACTGAGTGGCTTTTCTATTGGTGTACACAAAGTGGGGTTGACATTGACGAAATTAGAAAAGAAGCATAAAGAGACGGTTGCAAGCCTTGGCTGTGCGTTGTGCCATCACTTGCATGGCGACCATGAACCCGGCCCGGTAGAGTTGCATCATTTGCGTGAAGGCGGGTGGGGCAAAGGTGACTACATGACGCTGATTCCTCTATGCGTAGAACATCACCGTGGCAATAAGGGTTTTCATGGGCTTGGCAGTAAAGGCTTTGTTGATTACTATGACATCACTCAACAACAACTGCTTGAGTGGACATTAAACAAGATAGGACAAAAATGAACTACAACGCAATCGTAGCGGCTATGCAAGCCGAAATTGACAATCCTCAAAAACTGTATATGCCCAACAGTCCCGGCGCATTTGTGCGGGACAGGCTGTTCAAAGACTGTTATTGGGAAGAAGCGACTTGGTTTTGGTCGCACTATTGCTGTAAATTCTTTGGCGATCCCGGTTTGGACAATTTGTGTGTCCAGCTTGAAGCACTTGCCGCCAACGAAAAAATGCCTGATTGGGGAACAAGGGGTACATGATGCAAAAGATTATTGATGTAATCAAACGCTGGTTTACACCTGTAGCGCCAGCCACTACAGATGAGCACTGCCCTTACTGTCATGGCCTTGGCTATGACAGCAGTGGTTTCACTTGCACTTGCTTGAGGGAGAAGAAATGACGCCACTCATAAAAGAAATGGTCAAGATGGTGTCTGTTGCAAACCTTGACCCAACGCAGATGCAGTGGTTTGATGTGACTGGAGCCATCAAAGAGTACATTGGCTACGACCAACGCAAGTACCTGCTTCATCCGGCCCCATACAAAAACATGATGCTTTGTGGTCGCACAGAGCAGGGCGATTTCATGCTGTCTGTGTTGGCAGAACCATTAGCTACGGTAGTTACTGGATGGATCATGAAGCCAACCGGCTACAAGGCTCTTGGCTCATTTTTATTTGCCGAGCACAACGGGGAACCCAAAGTTGGCCCAGTAGACGAGCCGATTGACCCTCAAGACCAGTCAATGATGTGTGCCATCGTAACCATGTTTTACGCATCGCTTGACATGAAAGTAGAGTCGTATGTGCCAACGCCACACAAGGCCAACGCAAGCCGTGCAAAGCGTGGATTAAAGCCCCTGTATGACTGGCATACAGTTGTCATTGAGCCATCTAAACCAAAATGCGAACCACAAGGCGGAACACACGCAAGCCCAAGAAGGCATCAAGCCCGAGGCCATTGGCGGACATACAAGTCTGGCAAGCGTGGTTGGGTTAAAGAGTGTTGGCGAGGCGATGCCAGCAAAGGAACCGTCTTTAAGGACTACAAAATTGAGGAGAAGAAATGAAAGACACGATAGATATGGCCCGTGAGGATGGCAAACACCAATGGCCGTTTGAGCATGATTTTCTGAAGCGTTTTGAAGCCCTTATTCGTGCTGATGAGCGTGCCCTTGCAGCATCGGTGCAAGAACGCAACTTTTGCGAAAGATGCGGCAAGCGGCTTGGTAGCGGCATCCACACCTGTACTCCACCCGAAGCGGAGAAGAACACATGAGGAAAGTTTGCCGCCGTAAGGTATACCAGTTGGTTGACCCAATTGCCCATGCAATAGCTGGCGCTGGCATCACAACTGATGAATGCCTTGACAAGCTAAAGGCAAAAGAAACCGCCGCCATTGAAGCTATGCGTCTTGGTAACGCCACCGTCTACACATGGCAAGAATTGGTGGATATGAACAACATCTGTCAGGTCATGGCAAGAAGCGGCATTGGCCCTGAAGCCTTGGTCGATTGCATGATGGCTGAGATCGAACTCAAACAGGCCACCAAGCGGTTTGAAGCAACAGGTCGTATGCTACTGACAGGGCAAGGATTGAGAGCCATCCAAGAGGTATCTGAGTGGCATCACCTTCAAAGAAAGTCAATCAGCAGGGCAGAGTACGAGCGTATGATTGAAAAAACCCGCAACAAAATCCGTTCTCGCTCAAAAGATGTAACGGTAATACAATGACGGTAGGAGAATCCACCATGAAATTCAGCATTGAAAAGCAATCAGACCCCGTAATGCAATTCACCATGTGCTTGTTGCACAGCGTCACAAACGCCCATATTTTGCATCTGACAACCAAAAGCTATTCAGAGCATAAGGCGCTGGAGGACTTTTACACTGGTATTGGCGACCTTGTAGATGGCTTTATTGAGGCATTTCAAGGCAAGTATGGTTTGCTGCACGACTTCACTTCAGACTACGAATTGCCGGGTGAGCCTGTTGCGTATTTGACATACCTCAAAGACGAAGTAGCCACCTTGCGTAGATCAGAACGATTTCCGCAAGATAGCGAACTTCAGAACAGCGTGGATGAAATCGCCCAATTGATTGACTCCACACTGTATAAGTTGCGATTCTTGAAGTAACAGATGCCCCATTAGGGGCGTTTTTTAGTAGACCAAGATGTCAAAGTAGGCCAAGGCCAAGCAAGTCAAGCAAAGGCCAACGCCAACTGCGGTAAGAATGTCAAGGTATTTTTCGTTCATGGTAGTTCCTTAAATGGGGCCGAAGCCCCGGTTGGTTAATTAACGGCGAACCCATTTGGTGACATAGCAAGCAACGCTTGAGCCATACAAAACGCGAACTTGCTTATGTGTGCTGTTCTTTTTGTCAAAATCTTTTTGGCGTGCTTGCTGGATGGCGGCAAAAAACACTTCTGCCGAAACGGGTTTGCCTGACAAAAAGAATTTTTGTTGGTCATCATGGTTTTGCCATTGACTAGCCCAAACCCAATTGCTTTCTTCTACCGTATGACCATTGCTGTATGTAGTAGCGTATCGTTTCATAATTGCTCCTGTTGTTGATGACTCTATTATCATGTTATTCACAATAAATTACATAGGTGTTTACCCTAATGCCATCAATACCTAAGACACAATGCGCTGAGTACCAATGCAAAGGCCCAAGCATCAAGGGTTCTGTGTACTGTATAGATCACGCGCCAGCAGCTAAAACAACTGAAGACCGCAAAACCTTCAATGCCCATTACAACAACAAAGCATGGCTATCAATACGCAATAGGCAGCTATCAACACAGCCACTTTGCCAAGCATGTCTATTAGATGGTCAGGTTACATCAGCTAATCATGTGGATCATGTGTTCCCTTGGTCTGATCTTGTGCTGCTTGGCTTTGGCTTACTTTGATGTTTTGTGGCATTAAAAAAATGCCCCTACTAGAGGGGCAAAACATGGCTTCTCTGCAAAACTAGAAATACCAGAAATATTTTTTCAAACTTTCTCGAATTTTTTTAGCAAGTTTGTTGATGGCTTCCATGAGTTTTCCTCAATTCTGAAGGAAATAACGTCAGTGCTTTGCTTTTTGTAGCCAGAAGCGTATGCGGCTCTGGCTACTTGCAGTGCTGTGGTTTTGGTTGCGTATGGGCCTTTTGATCCCCAATACCAGCCGGATTGTTTCTTTGTAAGTGGCATTATTTTAGGAATCTGAGTTTGTAAAGGGTAGATGCGACGAGATCGGCTAGTTCATCTACGATGTTTTGCAATTCGCTATCTTGAGGAAATCCGGGCATTTGACGATATTTTGCAATTTCTACGCCAATGTACGTAACAAGCGCCAGACCATTTTCCCCCAGAAAAAGTGCCTTTTCCGCGAAAATTATTTTTGAGTATTTGCCTTGGTAGGCTTCGATGAATTTGTCAGACAAATCATCAAGTCCATCGTAAAAGTCACCCAAAGCCATGTGCTGCGAGTAGCTATCAGTGCCAAGATGGTGAATGTGGCCTGCGGTTACTCCGTTAAGCATACACATAGCGAACTCGCCCATGATGTTTCGTTGGGCTTCTTTGATGCTGAATTTCATGGTGGATTCTCCTAGCGTCATTCTATAACCGTTACGTCTTTTGACCTAGAACGAATCTTGTTGCGTGTTTTTTCAATCATGCGCTCGTATTCGTTTCGGCTAATTGACGTTCTTTGCAGGTGATGCCATTCAAGAACTTCGTTGATGGCCCTAAGACCTGTTCCGGTCAGTAGCATCTTTCCTGTGGCTTCAAATCGCTTGGCGGCGTGTTTAAGCTCAATCTCGGCCATCATAGAGTCTGGTAGGGCTTCAGGGCCAATACCGCTACGTGCCATAACTTGACATAGATTGTTCATGTCCACCAGTTCTTGCCATGTATATACGGTAGCATTTCCTGTACGCATGGCTTCAATGGCCGCTTTTTCTTTTGACTTTAGTTGGTCAAGGAATTCATCAGTTGTGATACCAGCGCCAGCGATTGCGTGAGCAACACAATCTACCAACTTCCAAACCTTACGTTTACATTGTTTTCTGGACATTTTTAGGCGGCTTTCCGTAATATCTTGTTAATTGATCGTTTTGTTTTTTCTTGAGGATTGTCCAACCTTTGTCTTTTAGGTCGGAAAGCCTTCTATGTGGCGTGACTGACGGCAGACCTTTTGCAATGTCTACGCTAGTGCAACCTTCTTTGCGTATAAGCAATTTGATAAGTTTGAGCATTTGAGTCATTTGATCTCCTTAACTCTGTCCTTGTACTTGTTGTACCGCCAAGATGTTGCTTCGTTGTCTATGCGCTGCCAGATTTCTTCTTTCTCGATTTCTGACATAGAGTTCCACAAAGCGACTTCCATGTATGTACGACCACACGCAGAACATTTATCCGTATATAAAGTCGTACAAATACCTATGCAAGGGCTATCTGGCCTCACGCTGTTTCCCTTGCGTTGATGGCATCCAACAGCCCTTGCAGTGTGTCAAATTCCTCTCCGGTATCCATCAACTTGAATGTTGCTTTGCCATTGCCCCACTCGCCAGTACTGATCTTTCGGGGCGTGTAGACCTGCTTTGCGATCTTGTGTTCTTCATTGACGTAATGTCGCAAAGCGTGATTGTCTGCGCTGTAACCAAAGGTGTATTTCAGCGGGATGGCTGCGAGTTCTTCAAGTGTCATGCCTCCTCCCATTTCTGCGTGATGCTGCACCAGTACACGCCTCGGCTTTCAAGCAGCACATGTCCTTGAACGATGTCCTCAACTTGACCGCCAAGACGGTAGTAATGACCCTCTTTGATGCCAATCAAATGGTCGTTGTGGTCAAGCTCCAAAGTGACTCTGCGGCGGCGCTTGAGCGTAGCGGGTTCGTCCTTAATGATCTTCATGCTTGCTCCTTAGTCATAACATCCAGAAGGGGCGTGCCGTATTTGTACGTTTCTTGCGGCTGTTCCAAGATAATGCGTTCCAGAACTTCTATTGACCGTTGCAGGTCTTCGTGCAAATAGTCTGGGATTGTGGATTTCAAACTGAATGACCACGACTCCAGTGCGGACAGCAGCTTGATCGTGGCAAGGGCTTCTTCTTTTGTCATTTGGTTTTTCCTCTTGCTCGGATGGCGGCGGCTATGTTTCTGGCCGTGGCGTCTGCATCACCAAGCTGATCGTAGTAGCCTCGCCCACCAACAACGTGGTCAGAATCTTCAGCCACCTTTGCACACACCTCACGCTCATCAGCACGGACAAGGGCTTCAAAGGCTTTGAGTTGCGGGGTAAGGTCGTGGTCTTCAGCCCAAGGCGTAATCGGGCTGTCAACGCTACAAACTAACTCTGCCTCACGGGCCATGTCAATTGTGTCTTTCATAATCCAAGCTCCTTCAATGCTTGTTGCAATCCAGCCAATCCACCGACTCGCTGACCTGAAATAAAAATCTGTGGCATTTGACGAACGTCAGGATGCTTCTCACGCAAAGCATCAAGCTCATACGGGTTGTCGCAGTCGATCTCTGTGTAGCCAATGCCTTTGTCGTTGAGTAGGCGTTTGGCGGTGGTGCAGTTGGGGCAGTTGGACTTGGAATAAATTTGGATGTTCATGTGTTCTTCTCCTTGAGGTTTGCTTGACAAGTAACGGTAACGCTCCACGTTTTGCCTCCGCCTTCTATCTCAAAAGTTCCGCCGTGATGCTCCGCTTTGTCAATAAGTGCTTTCAAAACTTCGCTGGTCACATCTTTCTTTTCACCAACAAATGCGGTGCAGTCTTTGTTTACGCGACCTAAAAATATGCGGCCTGTAAGGGGGCTTGTTGCAATCATGTGTTCTCCTCGATGCCGTACATACTTGCAATCTCTTTTGCCACTCTTTTAAACGCCGCAAGTGATTTCACATCTTTGTGCAATTCTGGACTGTTTCGGTAGGCGCGTTTATGTTGAGCTTCAGTCCACACTGTTTTCTTCACAGGTGCTGCGGGTGGGGTGGTGTAGAGGGGCGAGATTTTCAGCCCTTGGGTTTTTGTTATTGTTCGCACTTCTTCGGCAATCGTTGACCAAATCCGAATGTTTCCGTTATCCGCAAAGACAGCCCACGCCACGGGCTCCTGCACAGGTGCTGGCTGTGCTGCGGGTGGGGTAGTGTAGAGTTTTGTCCCTTCAGGAATTGGTGCATCAGCAAAACCCCAAAATTCTTTTGTCCCTTCGGGCGTCATGCGGTGCCCCATGTAAGTTCCCCAAGGCTGCGGTATGTGTGCTGTCTGGTGCGTGGTGTCAATGGAGTCAACGCAATCGTTCCACCCCCGGTTGTAATCGTCCACTCGTGCAGACCCATACCACGGTTCTTGCGGCTTTTTCAATGGGACATTTAATGGTGATTGCATATAAAGCATCCCAGTAAAGCCAACGGGAATGGCATCCCAAGCCCTATTGATTTTCCCATTAACCACTTCAAGCACAGGCTGCACAGGCTGCACAGGTGTTGCGGGTGGGGTGGTGTAGAGTTTTGTTCCTTCTGGAATTGCTTCCGATGAACGCATCACGACAGTGAAAAACCCCGGATGAGAGGCGCACCCTGTTGTTATACCAACAGGCTCCTGCACAGGTGCTGGCTGTGCTGCGGGTGGGGTGGCTTCCTCAATCGCGTCATATGCCATTGATCGGACTTCCCACAAGGCATCAGGCACTGCTGGCCCCGTTGATTTGTCGTGTGCATAGTCGCCAATTTCTTCAAGCGCCTTATTCAGCCGACTTATCAAGTTCCATGCATCCCAATCTGGAGCAGGCTCCTGCACAGTAGGTGCTGGCTGTGCGGGTGGGGTGGTGTAAAACTTTGTTCCAACAGGAAGTGGCTCCATGTTTTCAACTCCATCAAAACGCACAATCCCATCAGTGAATGCGTAGTGTTCGATCAGCGTTGCCACATGCCCCTGCACAGGTGCTGGCTGTGCTTCGAATGGGGGTTTATCGTGGTCTGCCGCAGAAAACAATGCACCGCAGTCAATGCAGAGATAGCCGCTTTTGACTACAGGATTTCGTGCATCTGCAACACGATGGCGGCAAGGCTCCTGCACAGGTGCTACAAGGGCTTGCTTAATGGCGGTGATGGCTTGCGTGTATTTTTCATCGCCACTGTTGTACGCCTGAATATCCAGCGCCTCCAGCGCCAGCTTCAATGCTTCATCTTTATTCATTGTTCTTCTCCTTGTTTTCAGACTGCTGCCAATACCATTCGCGAAATTTGAAATAGCTTTGCCATCCGCCGTATCTCTCCATAACCTTGTCAGCAATGAAGTTGCTCATGCGCAGCAATCCGATCAGCGCCAGCAAGATCAGCATCCAACCCGCACAAATAGCAGTCAGCAACCCCATTACAAAAAACATGTCATTCATTGTTCTTCTCCTTGAGTTTGGCTTCGATGGCGTGGACAAGATCGCTCATGTACATATAGTGAACTGACAAAATCTCCGCAATTTCTTCTGGCTCCAGCCCAACCCATTGCCGCTGTGCTGCTGGTGGGTTGGGCCAATGCGTAATTCCCGCCTTGTCTGCATCTGACATGAATTGCCGGAACAGTGTGTCTTCGGTTTTCACAGGCTCCTGCACAGGTGCTGGCTGTGCTGCGTGTTCAGCCACAGCCCATTCGTGGAACTGCTTGGAAGCATTTTTGACTGGTTGTTCCAAGGCTTCTTTAAGCACCAATTTGGCAAATGCTTCAAGAGAATCCATATAAATACCTTCACGATTGCTTGTGTTCACAAGTTGGCATTGACTTGCCATGCGAATAATTTTGTCTATATCCATTTTTTTTCTCCATGCGCTCTATTTCGTATGCGTCAAATGCGTTTTCAATTTCCCAAGGGCAGTCGCCATTTTTAACGGCTTGCTCCACGGCAAACAGCAAACCGAACACTGAGGGCTCCTGCACAGGTGCTGCAAGGGCTTGTTGACATGCGTCAATGGCTTCTTTTCCAATACCCTCAGTGTTACCGCCGCAGTTAATCAACAACGCCTCCAGCGCCAGCTTTAATGCTTCGTCTTTGGTAGGCATTGGCTGCTTCGGCACACACCCGTGCTTCATGCAGTGCGCTACTGTTTCGCATTGGTCACAGATCATGCCTGAACTCCAAAGTTAAAAGCTATCAACTGACAAAATAAACGATATTGCTCTAATGCTTCTTTGTTGTTCGCATGTGTTTTTTCAATCTCTTGCGAAAATTTAAGCAAGGAACCCGTAAAACATCCGCAAACAATTCGCACACCAATTTTTTTATCAACAAATGCAGTGGTAAATCTGCCTGATGATTTTGCGGGGCCAATTTGTAAAAAATCTGCTGTTTTTTTAATTTGAGCATTGCCGTACACCCGAGCATCGCCGTACACCTGAGCATCGTCGCACACCCAAGCATCGCCGTACACCTGAGCATTGCCGTACACCTGAGCATCGCCGTACACCCGAGCATTGCCGGACACCCGAGCATCGCCGAACACCCAAGCATCGCCAATCTGACTTAGGTTTGACTCTTCTTCAATATATCCACCCAAGTTTCCGGGCGATACTAAAAAACCAATGGATACAAGTGCTTTTATGCGATACAGCGTTTTTTCATTAAATTGTTGTGTATCAGTTTTTATAAGTTCGTATTTCATGCGTTCTCCTGTTCTTTCATTGCTGTCTTGAGAAACTTGGTCAGTCTCACAATTTTGCCTTGGTGGTACTCAACCATCTTGGCTGTGTATTCTTGATGCGCCTGAGATTTGAGTAACTCACGGCGGCTCTCCTCCAGCTCACGCAGAGCAAGTGTTTCTGCGCTTGGTGGCGCAAACAACGTCTTAACGTATTCAATCGTGTTTTTCATCATGTACCTTTAGTGCCCCAATCGGGCATCTTTTCGTTTGCTGCAAGTTCTTCAAGTTGAACGTACAGATTGTCTAAGCCGGGGTCTTTAAAGCTACGAGCGCAATAGTGCGACCAGAACCAAGCGGCTTCTTCCCAATAGCATTCCTTGAACAACCTATCACGCACAAATGCGCCCGGGCTGTTAGGCATGTACAGCTTTTTGCTGTCATCAATTTCGGCTTGCATAGCCGCTGCAATTGCTGCGTAGTTCATGTTTGTCCTATCTTGTTTAGTGTCCACTCAAGCAGTTCTTGCTGAGTGATGTCATAGTAGTCAACAAATCCTTTGCTGCCAAGCCCGTGAAAACCCTTATTGCCACGGTGATGTTTTACGCATAGCGGAATCAATGTCTTGTAGTCGCCTTTTCCCCATCCCCCCGATCTTAGGTGGTGAAGCTCAACAGGACCGGGTTCATGGTCGCCATAAAGGTGATGACATAACGCACAACCAAGGCTTGCCACTTTGCCTTTGTGGATCATTTCAGCGCTCTTCAATCGTGACTCCGTTGGTGTTGGCCCAATACAGCAACCACTCAGTAAAACTTACAGCTTGCTCTTTGGTAAACCTTCTGCTTTGATGGCCTAGCTGGACAACACGTTCGCCGTCAATGCTTGGCATGATTTTGGAGATGCTAGACATTTCACCGCTTTCATGCGCCCATTGGTCAATAAGAAATCGCTTAAAGCTTTCAGCGTTCCAGCGACTACCGTGAAGTGTTGCTTGCTTGGCAATCTGGCCGATGATGCTGTGCATGAGTTTGTTTTGCTGATCTGATCTAAGGCTTGGTGTCATATAACCCCAATCATTCGCAAAGCCTCATCAGGGCCTTCAATGCGATGCAAACCACCACCTGTCCAACTTGCAAAAAAGTCTTGCTGTAGCTTTGTTAAATGCTTTTTGGAGCCATTTTTGACTTCAACCAAGTACATCTGGTTGTTGTAGCCAACAAGAAGATCAACAGGTAGGCCAATGACCCAAACATAAGCCCCTGCTGACCTTAATGCAGATACAACTTGAGCCTGATTTGCATCAACTCTTGCTGCGTATCTCATAAAGGCGATTCTCCAGCGTCATCATGCTTTTGCTTTTCGTACTTACGAATTTGCTTGCGTGTCCAAGGTGTTGGGCCTGATGAGGGTGGAAAAGGCCAACTCATGATTGTTCTCCTATTGCACAAATAGCCAAGTATTCTGGCTGTATAAGTTCTTTTACTTGTGCCCACAAATCTTTGTCAGCCATTTCATGCGTAAAAACTGAACGACCCAATACACGTTCAATTAAGCCGTGAATGTCCTCAAATGGCCCACATGAAATGCCAGTAAAAGCGCCAATGATTGCAGCTTGTTCTCTTGTAAGTCGTGTCATTCCAATTCTCCGTTTTGTAGTTTCTTCATCAGTTCTCTAATGCGAGCAACTGAACCTGTACCAAATTTTTTCTCAAGATATTCCATTCGCACTTGCGTCAAAACTTTTTGTTTTGTTACTTGGTAAGTGCAAAACAAAACTCTTGCTTCGCCCAATTCAATTTGGTATCTATCACCAGCGTCTGAAATTGTTTTGCGACTGTACGACATAAGGAAATGGATTGAGTGAAATCAAACCCCATTTAAGTTTGGGAAGTTTACGAACAATGTCAGCTTTGTTAAGCAATCCAATTGTTGTGTAGACCTGCTTGTGTGTCCATCCAGTAATCTCTTTGATTTCACGACCAGACAGTTCGCCGTGTTCAAGCAGTTTTTTGAGTGTGTATGTTCTTGTCATGCTTGATCTGCCGAATGATCTAATCCATCCCATTTTTCATCTTGTTCTTTAAGCAATTGAGGTAAAAAATCTTTAAGCATTAAAGTTTGTTCACGACTAAGCACAATTGTTGTTTCTTCATTAGGTTAATCTTTTTGTGTAATGCACAAATAGCCAACATCGCTGATGTAAATTTCCGTTTCAATAGAAGCAAGCATTTTCAACATACCTTTCCTTTCAATGTACGTTTATTGTCCACAGCTTGTTTGTGTTTGTCATTGGTGTTTACCCTTAGACCAGCCAAGAGCATCAACAATGTTTTTTTCCAGCGATTGAAATCCACTTGCTTTTGTTGGATTCCCACCTTCAACCAAAAAAGGCTTTGGTGCTGGCAATCCTTTTTTCTTGTACATCTCATCAGGCGACCTGTCACCCATCAAAGCCGGAACTCCATCAGATTGACCATCGTGAATTTTGTACAGTTCACAAAAACGATGCTGCAAATAGCTCAGTTGATCCATTTCAGTTCTGCACATCTTGGGCCATCCCCCCATGTCTCTGATTGCCGCATGAGTAGCACCATCACCAAAATCAATATCTTGATATGCGCCTACACGACTCATAGCCTCATAAACACGGCCCCATTCTCGCAAACTACGGTCAGTCCGTGTGCCACCAAGAATGCGAACAATATCTGCCACCTTTGGAGCAAATTGGCCTTTGTCAGGATCTGTTGCGTGTTGACTAAGCGCCATTGAAACTTGCTGATAATCAAAATTTTTACATCCTGACCACCAAACATTTAAAGCAAATTCACTTACGTCTTGTTTCCAGTAGCCAAGCACATCGGCAATCAAGGCGTAAAAATCTTCTCTTTCATTGGGCTGCACGTTGAGCCTCCTTTGCTAAAAGTCTTGCTACCACAGCGCGGTTTGATGCTTCCAACGCTTCCTGTTTGTTCAATGGGGTTCCATCTGTGTGGGCTGTTGTCACGACACCGGGCTTCATGGCAAATAAACCCTGCCATCCGTTCGCTATTGATTGTTCAACCACAGCCATCTGATTGTGACCATGTTTGGCAAGAGCTTGCATTGCACTATTCCAAGAAACTTCCTTCAATGCTTTCCCTGCTGCTTTCCTGTACTCCAGCCATCGAGTCCAAGCCTGTTGATCTAAACCATCTGGAAAAACAATCTCGGCGCTTGCGCCTTTCTTTTCTTTATTGGTTCTTGGTTCTTGGTTTATGGTTAGTGGTTTATGGTTAGGTGGCGGTTCGTTAACGGGTTGTTCACGGTTCGTGTTTTTACCTCTACGCTTCGCCTCCCTTTCAAGGGCGATTCGTTTGTTTGTCTCAGCTTTTGAATGGTACTCGTGCAACTCGAAAACAATGCGATCTTGTACATATTGAGCATCAACGGACAGCTTAAAAAATCGACTAAGCACGAATTTAACGGCTTCAATTTCAGCTTCTGTGCTTGCCCATGTCCAATCAATTGCTTCTTCAATCGTGGGAAATTTCTCACGGTCATAGCACGCATCCATCAAAAGCGTGTATGCACCGTGTTGAAGCATAGTCAACCGTCCACACTTCTTTGAATAGTCGCCAATGTTGCGTTTGTAGTAATGCATTTACTCCTCCCAATCTGCAAAGGCTTGAACCTGCAAAACAAGAAAACGCTGATCTGACATTGTTTTTTGTAATCGCTTGGCCTCTTTAAAGGCAGCATCAAAAGTTTCGTGATACGCCGTAAATCTGCACGAATATTGCTTTCGCGCTTGACGAACTACGACAAATTTATCTTGAAGATTTGGGAGTGGGGTTTCGCCAATTTTCTTTGGCTTTTTAAGCGAAAGTGTCGCCATTTGATAACCTCTGGTTTGGTCTTTGGTACTTATAAAACACATTCGGCAGACGTGTACCAGATACGTTTTTCAGCCAAGGTGATCAAGCCTTGACCTAGCCGTGCGTCTAAATCATAACATTACTCAAGCCCTACTGTAAACAGTGATTTGACTGTTGTTGTGATACTTCTGCTGTGCAACGACCAGCTCACGTTTGCTGTAAAGCCCTTGCTCTTTGTTGCGCCAGTTAAAAGCATTGTCCAAGGACTTAGGTTGACCATCAGGCCAGCAATTCTCAACAATATGTACTTGTTGCTTTGGGATTTCAATCTGTTGTTTTCCTACAACAAACTTCTTTTTGGTCAATTTGAAAAAGTAGTCATGCTTTGATGTTGCACCAATGCGCTTCTTGGAATGTAAAACGATCAGTCCATCCTCAATTAGTTCATCACGAACAGCGGCCACCGAGCATTCAAATCTGGAAGCCATGCGAGACATGATAAGTCGGTGACTGCAAGGACCGTTTTTCAGTTGTTCGAGGTAGAAGCGTTTTTCTTGAAGCATATTTCAATTTCCTTTTTGGTAATGAGTTCAATGGTTTTGGCAAGAATTGCCACGGAAGCAGCTTCCCAATCTTGGAAATTGGGGCAATTGTTGGCAGCATGTATGTAAGCATGAGCCTCAATCAGCAAAGCGGATTCAAGTTCTAGTTGGTCTGGTGTTTTCATGCCATGAAGATTAGCATCGTCAACTTGTTTGTATATAGGGGTAAACACTAATGTTTTTTTTGTTGATGCGTCATAAGATTGAGGCTCAACAACACAGGAGTTCACATGAACATTGACAATTTTACTTATGGCGAATTGAAGCAGATCGCCGCCATGTTTCATAACCAAGCACCCGCTTCCGTCACGCCACATCCATTTGTCGGCAAATACGTGATCGCACGCTGCTACGCCGCTGGTGTCCATGCTGGAGAAGTCGTTAGCGCAGATGGCGAAAACGTGATCCTAGCTAATGGGTGTCCTGTCCCATGACCTAGACAGTCGAAGTCAAGGCGTTCTCGTTTGCGGTAGCTACGAAAAGGCTACGCTGGAGTCGTAACCAGCAACCTGTTACGTTAGCTCAAAGCAATGGCGATGGCAATGGCAATGGCAATGGCGAATCTTAAATACACAGGAGTTCACATGAAAGTTAAAGTCAATATTTACATTTTTTACAGCCAATACGCTTGGGAAGAAAAAGGCGAGTACCTTGTTTTTTCCGCCAAAATTAAAGATGACGATTCCCGAACCTACATTGGTCAACAAGAAATAGAAATTGAAGTTCCAGACAATTACGACCCACGCGCACAGAAAATTGCTGCTCTTGAAAAACACAAACAAAAAGTCATGGCTGACTACCAAAATACTTTGATTGAAATCAACACTAATATTTCTAAATTGCAAGCTATTGAATACATAGCATAAGGAAAAAACATGAACACGACACTACTTAAACACGCACGGCAATTGTTCAAGACTTACAATGCCTCCCCCGCTGTGATTCGCAGCTATCAGCGCAAATGGGCGCGATCTGTTCACCAGCTTGGTGAGCAATGGTTGCTAGCTAATCCTATCTCTAAGGTGCGGTAATGGGTTGGATTATTGGATTGGCTTGTTTGGCCGCATGGATTACACACTTAATTACATGCTTTGCAGATGGTCTTTCGGGCTTTCTGATTGCAGGCGCTTTGCTGTTTCCTCTTGGAATTTTGCATGGCGTTTATCTTTGGTTTAGATAAGGTTTAAAGTGAAACAAATTTCAGCCGCCTTTGTTAAGGCACAACAAAAGTTTGGCCCTGCAATTAAAAATGCTAAATCACATCAAAACAAGTATGCTGATCTTGGTTCTTGCTTTGACGCTGTAATTGACGCATTTCACACAAACAACATTGCTGTTGTTCAGCAAACGCATGAATCAATTGAGGGCGTTGTTGTTGAGACAATTTTTTTGCATGAATCTGGAGAACAGATTTCAGGTGGGAAATTGTTTGTACCGTATACAAAAAAAGACGCACAAGGTTTTGGTTCTGCTTTGACGTATGCACGGCGTTATTCGTTGATGGCATCATGCGGTCTTGCACCTGAAGATGATGATGGCAAACGCGCATCAGAGCCACTAAAAGATAAAAAATCAACACTGACCAATCATCGGTTTGATAACGCAGTGAAGAAAATTATTACAAAGGAATACACGGTTGAACAATTGCGTGACACTTTTACTTTGACCGCAGAGCAAGAAGCTGCATTGGTTAAGGCTTTGGCAAATGCTTAAATTTAGAGCATCATCCCTTGCGGAAATCATGACTGACCCCAAAGGCAAAGACGAAACTTTGTCTGTAGGAGCTAAGACCGCCATCATTAAACAAGCCAAAGAGTTTATTTACGGTTATGACGAAATCATCACCTCAAAATACATGACTAAAGGGCTTGAGGTGGAAGATCAATCCATTGAATTGCTGAACTCTGTGCTGTTTACAAACTTTGTAAAAAACACTGAGCGCAAGACAAATGATTGGATTACTGGCGAATGCGACATTGTTGGTAACAACAGAATTCACGACATTAAATCATCATGGTCTTTGTCAACTTTTCCTGTTCTGTCTTCTCAAGGTGAAGACAAAACTTATGAATGGCAAGGACGAGCATACATGATGCTTTGGGACATGGATGAGTTTGAAATTGATTATTGCTTGGTGTCTACACCAGAACATTTGATCGGTTACGAAAATCCAGCCATTCACAATGTTGACCACATTACACCCGAGCTACGGGTTACAAGAGTTCTTTACAAACGCGACATGGCGTTAGAGGACAAGATAAAAAAGAAAGTAGAGGAGGCAAACAAGTTCTATGAACAAATCATCAAACAAATCTCGCAAGAGCATGAAGGAAATCTATGAATAATTTGACAATTGCTGGTCAGCTTGGTCGTGACGCTGAAGTACGGTTTTTGCCTAATGGCGATCCTGTAGCAAACTTTTCCGTTGCCGATAGTCAAGGCAAAGACAAAGACGCTATCTGGTGGAATTGCCAATTGTTTGGCAAACGTGCAGAGTCACTAGCACAGTACCTTACAAAAGGTCAATC